ATCTCCTCCTACATTGAGAGTTCCATTAAAGTCACCATGAATAGTGACACTTTCTGATATGAACTGTTTAAATGATTTCATATCAGCAGTTCCAAGCTCTTAATGACTTATTTATTCTGCTATTGGGATCACTAGCAGTTTTAGATGAAGTCAACTTCTTCTTCATTCCCTTCATTCGAGCGCAAAATGATGCCCTCCTGGGATTTCCAACCTTTTTGCTTGGTGCTTTAAGGTCGCTTCCAGGATTCTCTCTTTCATAAGATTTTCTGCCTTTTTCGTTGAGTCCTCCTGATTTCTTTTGTCCTTCCTTTCTGGTCCATGCTGCCCCTTCGGCATGGAGAATTGGTTGCCCTGGTTCATAGTCGGAAACGTTGAAAGTTAGTACTTTTGCGCCAGGATACACTTTGTTGATCTGATCTTGTACATCAGATCTTGTAGGTAATGATGTTTGTGGGAAGAACATTCTTAACATGAGAGAAGAACTTCTAAATCTAAAAATTACATTTATAAGACTACCTGTTTTTGCTGGTAATCTTACTGCTTCATTTACTTCATCTGGACATGCATCCATTCCATGAACAGGGCACTCTTTACCCTTCTTGGTATGGACACATTCTGCCTCTTCTTTTTTGACACAGTTTGGATATCTCTTACCAAACATAGTCTTCATACCCTTCTTCTCATATCCTTTCCAACACTTCTCATCAAGTTCTAATTCTTCCTTTTTGGTGCTGTTACCCCAATTGGCAGCACCTTTCTTGCGGCATTTGACCAGTGCTCCTGACGCATATGCACTGGGCCAAACTTTGTAACGTGATTTGACTTTATGGTAGCAAGCGTCTTTCTCTCCCGCTGCTTCTTCGATGTCAATCTCGTCGCCTACTTCTACATTATTTTCTGCGAACCATCCACGGTTTACTTCCAATGCACACAGCACTTCACCTTCTGAAGATACTGGGGTTTCGTCAAATGGTTCTAATTGTTTGATGCTTTCAATAGTTCCATCCTCTCTGATGAAAGCAATATCCAGAGGAATTTTAGTTTCTTTCATATAGAAAGATTGTTCTGCTACTTCATCAAAGATGAAGAGCATACCACTGTTTTGATCCAAACTTTCGCGGAACATTAACCCAAGATTGAAATCTCTAATATTGTTTGGAATTTCAATTTGGAGTGGCAGAGTTACAAAGTCTGCAACTTCAGATACTGATCTCATTTGAGTTTCCTCTGTCTTGACGTTAATTGCCTTACCGCTTCTTTCTGGATTTGGATCTTGACGATTTTTGCGGCGAAATGCTCTTTCCTCCTCATCTTTGGAGAGAGCACGCTTCATCTTGCTTGAACCACATTTTGGTTTTGTGGTCTGTCCTGGTTGTTTTGCACAGGGTTTTCCTGCGTATTTGCCGCCAAGTTGAACCCAACCAGGTTTGCCGTCAGAAGACTTACTTTTACCAAACCAGTCGCGCAAAGAAGAGTCTCCACTCTTATTTGCTTCATCAACAGTTGCACCGTTTTCCTTGCGGAGCATACCTTCAGGATCTACCATAAACCCTTTAGGTATTGGTCTACACTCTTTATTGGTGTAGCAATAATATTGACCAGCAGGACAACGACCATTCTTTGCTTCATTCATTTCTCCACTGTCAACATAATCAGCGGCAGAATCAAGATAATCTGCTGCTTTGGTAATTTTTGATTGAACCCATGCTTCAAGTTCACCTTCGCCCTTCATTTTTGAGCGGAGTCTTTTAGCAGCACTCATTACCGTAGCAAGTTGTGCTCTTGCCATAGAATATTCGTGGTCTTTCTTTTCGCTCATCACTTTACTGGTTTTGATTTAGTTTGTTCACCTTTTGCTCTTTTTGCTCTTCCAGCACAGTGTGCCTTTTGAGAAAATCCTTTTGGATTAGAACAGTCAATACTCTTTTTATATTTATTAGTCCAAGACTCTTGGAATTGCTTAAACGTTTTCATTATACTTTTGTGAGTGTTTTTGAAATTTTAAAGACTGTTGATGATGTTGAACTTGGAGTTGCTCTAACTCTTACATTTCCAGAATCAATGTCTGCATCAAATGTTGCAAGAGACGATCCAGTTTTGATCGTTCCAAATTCACTCAAATATACTGTGGACCCATCATGCAAAACATTTAGTGTAGTAACATGATATGAAGAATCTTGAGTAATTTGAATTTGATATTGTGCTGACCTAAACACAGAAGCATCAAAAGTATCAATGTTGGATTGATCTGTTGTTGTAGTTGTAGCTGTTGCTGCACCTAGAGAAACAATAGTAGTAATACTTCCAGATCCTATTTCCAAACCACTTCTTGCGGTAGCAATTCCAATAGAATCGAGGTAGGTAACATCATCATATGTTAATGTTCCTGCAACGGAAACATTTCCACTAAAAGTTGCACTGGTGGCATCTATTGATAATGCAGTAACAATACCCGCATAATTTGCATTTCCAGAAGAATCTGCAATATTGTATCCGCCAACACTAATGATATTATTTGAAGCATCTAATGTTATACCAGAACCAACTCTAACAATATTTGTGTTTGGATCTAATGTAATAGTTGCAGTTCCAATCGTAAGTATTCCTGTTACACGGGCATCACCTGTTACAACTAAATCTTCTGTAAATGTAGTGCCACTTCCAACATGAAGTTTGGTTGCAGTAACAACGCCGACACTCATTCCCAATGATGAAGTGTTTCCTCCCCCAAGAACTTCATTTAAATTTTGAGAACCACTAATCGCAGTGCTTGCAATACCTACCCATTGACTACCATCGTAGATGAGAAGTTTTCCAGTTCCAGTGGTTTGATCAAATTCAACGTCATCAAGATCTTTAATAAATCCAGCACCACCGCCACCAATAGTGTATAACTGCTGTTGGATTCTGTTTACAAATAACTTATAGTGTTTTGCTAGGTCTTCATGAGTAGCAAAGTTTTGATCTGTTGGTGTAAGCGGATCTATATTAGATTCACTTGGATCTGGTTGTATGGGTCTATTATTGACCTCTTCTTTTAAAACTTCTTGTTTTTGTCTAATCTCTTCAACTAAAATTTTAAGAGACTTAAATCCTTCTTTTAATTCACTTCTTACGTCATCAATTTGCTCATCATAATACTTTACTTCAGGTAACTCTGAAATTTCTTTCTTCAGATCGTTAAAATATCCAAGAAGTAATTCATCTGTTTTTACACTTTCTTGATTTATTTCTTTTAAATCTTTTTTGAGAGTCTGCTTAAGAGTATTGTATTCTCCAAGTAATTGTTTTCTTAACTTTCTATCATCATCTTTAAATTCTTTATGATGACCCCACATTCTCATTGAGGTCTCTTTGATTTCTTTCCAAATTTTTTCTTTTTCCGTATCAAATCTACTATTGATACTTTCTCTTAATTCATTAAATTCGGTTCTGGTTTCAAATTCTTTCTTATCAAAATGTTCTGCAAGTTGATCAAGATCATATTCAACTTTACCTCTTAATCCCTCAACTGCATCATGAACTTTAACAAAGTCATCATCAATGACACTGAAAGTCTTTCCAATCCAAGAAAAATCAGGAACCTCATTAACTTCATTGACCCACTTGGGGAATGTTGGAATTTGATTCTGAACTTCCTGAATCGTTACCTTAATAGATTCGAGATCCTCCTCGTAATACCTTGGTTCTGGAAGTTCAGTGATATTTTGACTTACAAGATCAAGGCGATGTTCTAATTCGCTGATCTGCTCATCATAATATTTTATTTCTGGAATATCTGCAGCGTTCTTTTCTACTACTTGTTTTACGAGGTCTATTTGATCACAGATAGCCTCTATTTCTGCTTCATAGTATCTGACTTCGGGTATTTCTTCTCTTACCCTGTTAATTTGTTCCGTTAAATCTTCTAGTTCTTTATCGTAATATTTAATTTCTGGGATGTCAGGAATATCTCTTCTGACATCATTAATTAAACGAATTAATTCTGGAAACGGTGGGATTATATCTTTTATTTCAGCAAACGAATTTCCTTCAGCATCTTCTATCGTTTGCGTTGCTTCTACTAATACTTCTTGTTCTTTTTCAATGAAATCTTCAACAGAAGGTAATTCCTTCAGTGCTCCTTCTGTTAAAAAATCATCGACTGATGGTAGTTTACTAAAATCTTCAGTAAACTCTTCAATCGAAGGTAACTCTTCGTGTGACATGGTATGAGTAACATTTGTACTTTGGGATTTCTCTCCCAAAGTTATTTATTCTCTTCCTTACGTTCACTCTTCAAAAGTTTGGCAAGTTCTGCTGTAGAACCAACAAACAATGCATTTGTAACGTTAGTAGGTCCTTTTGTAGACTCTTCATTAACGTCTTTTAATTTCTTCTGAAGATCCATTAATTTATCTGTGGCATCAGCAACATTTTTAATCAGTTGTCCTGCAACTTCATATGCTCTTGGCATTTCACTTTCTTGTGCTAATTCCAAAATACCATTAATTGCTTCTTGTCCCTTTTCAATAAGAGAATATAGATTTCCTCTGGTATATTCGTAGTCTTTTGTTACCTCATCCGTTTTTTCTCTGATCTTTTCTATTTTTTGATCAACAACTTCAGGAGTAACAATGTCATTGGAAACATTGAAAGACTCATTTAATTCGTCAAATTTTTTAGTCATTTTCATCTCAACTTATCGATCCATCAAATCCAAAATCATCTCCCATTGGAATTAAATCATCGTCACTGTCCGTGATAGATCTAACTGCTGAACCTCTAACATGATCTTCAATCGGTGTACCATCCTTCCCTCTTTCAACAGTAATTTTATTGCCGCTAACGGCAGTAACAAATAGTTCTTCATTGTCTATGTCAATATATGTTTTGGCAGTGATCGTTGTTCCATCTTCAACTTCAAAAACGCTATCGGCAATAACAGCATCTTTTGATAAGTTTGTAAGAACTGTTCCTGTATAGTTTTTGATTGCTCTTGGTACAACAGTATATGTAATATCTCTATCGGTATTTGTAGTGTCTGTTCCGGCAAGGTAACTGATTTTTGCAGAACGAATGATATCTTTTGTTGCTGTACTTACTGGTCCGAATAGATACGTTTTTGCAGTAAATCTGAGAGTATACAACAGAACTCTTCTGGTTTTATAATCACCCTCATAATCATCTTGCATTGTAATATTCTCTAGTATAATTGGAATATCTCTTTTCTCATTTATTGGTTCAACCAAATTAACTGTTAAATTATATGCTGGTTGGAAATACGGTAAAATTTGCTCTACAATTTGTAGAGCATCATCATTTAATTTAGTCATGATGCTCAACTCAAATTGCATGTTATATGGAACTGGCATGAAAACCTTTTTAGTTGTGGTTTCCGTGTTTGGATCCTTAACAGTAAATTGTTGAGTTGTTGTTACTTTTCTAGATGGATCATATGTAAGTCCAGTAAACTCAAAGGACATTCTTGGCAATGATATTGCTGTTGATTTATTTAAATCTGCTGTTTGCTCAAGTCTTGCTAAAAATTTTTGAGTTGGTCCATAAGCAAGAGGAACTTTGACAACACTGGTAATGTTGTCTGAACTATCCGTATGCTGAATTTCTATATCATTAAAAAGAGTACCAAAGGAAATAATAGTTTTCCTCAATATCTCGTTATAAAAATACTCAAACATTTCTAGATACCTTGTGTACTATATTTATGTTTATGGGGTTCCGAATGGATTTTGTTCTGTAAAATCTAGAATTGCATCTGCTTCGGTCTCAAAATTATCATTATCCGCAAATCCATCGTCTGCTGGACTTGTGGTTACAATTCTAATAGTATTAGTTGCACCAGAAACTGATCCTGTGATTGTTTCTCCCCTCAAGAATGTTCCATCTACATCATAAATATCAAGTTCAGAAGTTAAAGTATCCCACTTTCTCACTCTTGCAGTGGTTCCAGATGTTCCTCCGGTTATTGTTTCGTTGAATGAGAAATCTCCAGATCCAGAAGATCCTGGAGATGCAATAGAAATAGTTGGTGGTTCTGTGTATCCTGCACCAGCATTGGTAATGTAAATTGCTGAAATAGTTCCTGCTGCGCTTACAACCGCTGTTGCAGCAGCTGAGACTGTCGATATACCAGTAAAGGTAATTGTAGGTGCTGTGGTGTATCCTGAACCCCCTCCAGTGACTGTAACAACACCGATAGCACCATGATTTGTAATGATAGAAGTTCCTGCTGCACCAGACCCTGTTCCATCAACATTATTAGTAAAGAACTGAATTTTTGGTGCGACTGTATATCCAGAACCTGGATTTACTAAAGGTGCACTTTGAACTACAAGTTGATTTCCTTCTGGACTTGCTGCTCCAGAACAAACAACTATTCCTCCAAGTGTAAGTATGGTTCCAATACCAGTTACACCACCAGCTGGTGCAGAAGAAATTGCAACCCTTGGTCTTACAATGTAATTAGATCCCCTATTTGTAATGTCAATGAATCTAATAGCACCGTCAACTTTTGTGGTAACAGCAGTTGCAGAAGATGCAGTGCCAACCAAGGTTAGTTTTTGAATACCTGTTCCTTGGAAGATAGTGTCTCCATCTGCTCCTTCAATTCCCTCTAGAGTATTATCGATGGCATCGACTCCAGTATCAATAATTTCATCTTCGATACGGAAGAGTTCACATCGTAACTCATAGACATAATTTTTTTGTAGTTGATAGAAAGGTCTTTCGTGTTCAACATATTTAATTTCAAATATTCGATCGCCAAGTGGGAAATAAATTAAGTCTCCCTCTTTTGGTCTTGTAGATAATTTGATATTAGATTCGTTTTTTATTAATGGTGAAATATAACTCTCAAATCTTTCCTTTGAAATTATTAGTGTTATTTCATTTGTCTGCTGTATTCCAAATTTTGATAATAGTGTCGGAGTATCTCCATATCCATCATAATTTTCAACGTAGGCTTCTATAGGGTAGGCATCATCAAATTTTGATTCTATTACTTCTCTTAGAATGGTATTTTCTGTGACATATTTACGTGGCATGAAGTGTACCTCCACCCCATACATTCTCAATTGCTCATTAATTAAATCTTGGACGAGACTTTGTTCCCCAGAAGAACCTTGTTGGAAAAATGGATTTAACATAGTTCTTACCCAATCATATCAAGAGGGGGAAGTTCATATGTATTGGACATTTGCTCCTGAATTTTGTCTAATTCTTTTTCTGCATCATCATATATCTGACGACCATTCAACTCAACTCCACCTGGAAGTTTTACTCCTTGGAACTTGATAAGATTCTGTCCCCACTGTCTTTTGATAAGAGCAGTTAAATATCTTTTTAGGAATGGATCATTATAGACTCTAGTAAAGTCATTAGGATCCAACAATCTATAACAATCAATAACTAGATAATCATTTTCACTCACACTTCCCCAGTCAATATCAAGATATAATCGATCTTGTCTTTGATTAAATCTTATTTGCTTTTCAGTATTCAATAAAAAGTCTATATCTTCTAGATATCTCTTTGTCATTGCATATGTTAATATTTCGGTTGATCCCCAATAGTAAATATCATTCAAAAACAGTTGATATTTTACACTAAACATATTATTGGTTGCAGTGTTAGAACCGTCAAATCTGAATATTTTGTTTATACCAATAACTGCTGGAGGAATTTGTAAATAATTACTATTTTCTTCAAAAGTAAAAGTAGTTGCTGTTCCAACAATAGTAGAAGTTGCAGTTGTTGTAACAATTCCTACAGGAGTACTACCTCCTCTGGTTCTTCCTCTATCAATATCTGCTTGTGTTATCTTATACTTTAAATATACTTGACTTACACCATCATAGTGCCTTTCATGAAAATACTGTAAGGCATCATCAACAAGATCCTCAACCTGTTCGTCAGCTACGTTAATTTCTAGAACAGGAGCGCCCAGTTGTCTTTTGCAATAAGTAATAAGTTCTGATCGGCTAGATGGTTGTGCCATTTATAATATATTACCTTTTTAGTATTTATAGTGAAGTTATAGAAGACACTCCTGGTCTGACAAGAATATTTCCATTTACTAAAGTGTAGAAAGTATTTCCAGAACTTACAAGAACATCATAAACATAGCGACCTTCTGTTAAAGACTTTGTATCCGTTCCTGCCAAAGATATACGAACTTTACCATCTGCAGCACTAGTAAATCCAACTGTAAATGTTGCGGCAGGAAAAGCAGTCGATCCAATAGAAGTACTCTTTGTCATTTGAGATGATCCAGAGTATCCTTCTAAATTAAACGCAGAATTTGAAGTTCTTACTACTTCAAAGTCTCCTTGGAAATTTGCACCTCCAAGAATAGTAAAATTTGCAGATGGTGTTGAATCTGCATCAGGATCAAATGTTATTTTTTTAGTTGCCATTTGGAATTCCTATAACTTGCATTGTCTCTTGTTGTTTATAATAAAGTTTACAGAATGCTTTAGCAATATTTTTTAAAGTATCATTATCATTACATTTATCTATTTCGGAAGACATTTTGAAATATTCAAAGTTCTTTGATAAATTTTCTAAAGAAATATCATCGGGATTCATTTGCCAAACTCCTCAATAAAGATTTAATTTCATCCAAATCATTTTTCATACTAGCAATTTCAGATTCAAGATTTTGAACTTTTTGGTTCTCTTTCTCTTTAGACTGCCTACGAGAAATATACTCCTCATAGGCAGTTGCGTTTGTATTAATAATTGCATTTGTTATGGGATCTCTAACTAAATTTGAGTATCCCTTTACTTTTACTTCTTCCATATTATGCTAAAGCGATTGTTCGAAGTTCTTTAATTCTTGGAGCATACGCTTGATTCGTTGAAGTTGCAACAAGTTTGATTCTGTATGACTTAAACGAAGGAAGGTTGTCAGCAGTAAAAGTATATTCTTTGAATGTCAAGTCATTGGATAAGAAACCTTCAGATGCATTGGATAGAGAAATAAACTTATCTGAAGATCCATCATTCAAGGAAGAATAACCTGGGAATGGTTGGAAAATTGGTTCAAAGTTTTCGCTCTCCCCAATCGCATAGAAAGCTCTAATATCATTATATTGATTAATGTGAGCAGATAGTATCAACTTAATGCTAGTAGATGGAGAATCAAGATTGTTTTCTTTGGAGATATATTGGAATGCAGTTGGATCATCACTGATAGAATTTACTCTATTATCCTGTACATAGTCGCTAATTGCTTTGTCAACTCTATTGGATACTAAAAGGGCACTCATTCTTTGAGTGTCAATGATAGGACTAATGCGAGGATCATTGGACTGCAGCGTGAGAGTCATATTAAAGGAGCGATCTCCTGGCAAATCAGAGATAGTCGCATTGTTAATTTCATTAACCCTAGATGCAATTATTCTTGGAGATGACAAATAATTTGTTGTATTCAAGGTAACATCTTCAAATCCTTCATTGTTGAATGGAGTCTGTGTTGATTGTCCAGATCCATCACCAAGACTTGTACCAGAGGTTGTTCTAATTCTAGCAGTAACGTTAGTTCCAGGAACAGTTACGTTTTGAACTGATGGAACAATTGCCTCAAATGGCATGTTCTGCGTTGCTTTAACTTTGAATCCACCATCAGATTTTGTTTCATTAAAGTACAATATGGGGAAACTGGTTCCAACACTTCTATCAACACCATCCGAACTCATGTCAACTTTAACGTTATATGAGTCAAATGATATTGGATTAGAAGCAGTGACATCACTCAACAGGTGAGTTTTGTTAATTCTCTTGAGAGATACTCCTCCAAGTTCATACTTGTAAACTGGTGTGCCTGCCAGATAGTTCTTTGGATTAGAACCTCTAGTTATACCACCAATTACTCCAGAAGAAGTTGAGGTGTATTCAATAACTTCATCACCAATTAATAGATATCCAGCATTTGTTGTTCCAACACCAACATTTTCAAAAGTTCCAAAGTTTGAACTACTTGCAACAAGAATATCGGCAGTTGAGTCAGAATTATATGGTGAAGTTAGTTTAGTTGGAATGATATCACTAGAAACATTCGATATTGTAACTCTATTGTTCTCATGATGCATACCATGGTTCTTATGATTAACCACAACATGTACACCATCGTTCACACCAACTGTTCTGATTGTGGTTGGAATAACATTTCCGCCTGCTCCACTGTTTAAGGTAGTTGTAACTCCTGCACTGTTTGTGAACTTGAGTGTATTTCCTACTCCAGTCAGGAAGTCACCTTGAACATTATCAAATACCAGTTCATTTGTGCTTGCAATAGAGACAACGGAGAATCTAGCATTTCTTCCTGCAGTGGTATTTCCAAGCGTCGTTATTCCAAGAACGTCTCCTGCAAGATATCCAGTTCCAGAAGTATTAACTGTTGCAGCAACAGCAACACCGTTAGAGATGGTAATATCTGCAGTTAGATTCTGCCCAGATCCAGTGATGTTTGTAAGAGTAACACCTGTATAAGTCAAACTTCCAGATGATGGAGTATATCCAACACCAGCATTAGTAATTGTGAGGTTTCCAGTTGCTAATCCTGCATTTCCAACGTAGTTTCCAGTCGCATTTGATCCTTCTTGAGAGAAGGTATTTCCAAGAACCAGGGTATCCTGAAGTGTTGATCCAAGACCAACTCTAATTTTCTTGGAATTTAGTACGATTGGATTTTGTTGAAGAATAGGAACTTGTCCATTACCCTCACCTAAAATTGGGTTGTAGATTTCAACAGTTCCATTTGTTGCAAATTCAGCACGACGTAAAGTGAACTTCAAGTCTTCCCACTGACTTGCATCCCATGTAGAAGCATTTTGAGACTTAAACAGTGATCCAAGGTATGGTTGGTTTGAGATAAACTCATCTGTTAATAGATCAGTTTCACCAACTCTAGAGATGAACACTCTATACTTGGTTGACCAAGATGCCAGACAAATTGCATACTCTCCACCACCTTCAAGATATACAGGAGCCTTAAATGTAAATGTCGTTGCAACAGTTCCATCCGCAGAAACATTAATTTGATCAGGATCCTTAATGATTTCAGAGAATGGTAAAATCTTTTGAGTAGGAACACCATTCTGCATGGTACGAATTTGGAACGTCATGGGGATATCCATGTCGTCCTTCGTCTGGAAGAATACATCACAACTAGTAATGAATACTCCAGTTTCGTCTAGAACCTGGAATGATTGTGCAAGAGGATCATACCACTCAACGACTGTTGTATTTGTAGTTACTGAAGATATTGTATTAGAAGATCTGCTAGAGTTGATCAATTCTCTTGCCGCTCTACTTTCAGATTCTTGTCTGATTTGAATTTCAGCATTTCTTGTGGAAATGATATTTTCCTGAACTGTCTCAAGAGTACCAGCAGCAGAATATTTTTGCTCACCTATTGTTGATGCAGCATTTTGATCATTATCTGATTTGTCGATAAGTGTAAATGTTTTAGTTCCAGTTTCAAACTTTGGATTTCCTCCAATATTTGGATTTGGAATATAGAAACTACCAATTAAGGTAGAACTTAAATCAGAAACAAGTCTAAAGTCAGATATAGTTGCCTGGGCACCACTTGTTTGCCCAACAAGAATCATGTCTTTAGCGACATATCCATAATAATCTCCTTGAGCTTGTAATGACAGTCCATAAGTATCAATATTCAAAACAGTTGATGTTGATGAATACGTTTCTGGTAAAACATTTCCTTGTCCAGGAACTTGAACCTGTCCAGGAGTTCCCAAGAAAGTTTCAATCGCAGATGGAGAAACTTGAGATAAGTAAGGATTATTTGTAAAAACTCTAGTTGGAGCATTAAAAGGTCCTTCCTTATGATTCGCTTGTGCAACTCTAAATCTGATATCTGGATCTGCAATATCTGGATTGCCCAATCCAGTGGTTCTCATTTTACCGACAACAGTTTCACCAACTTGGAATACTCCAGAAACCATTGCAATTTCCAAAAGTTTTGGAACACAATATTTGGTTACATCTCTACCATCGAAGAAAGCATAAACTCTTGTAAGTGGTTTTACTTTATTAGCAACAAACTGTACGTTTCTAGAGCGCATGATGTTGATGACATCTCTACTTACAACTCTATCGCCAACGGATGTTCTATCAAACCTTTCGGTTATAATAGTTCTCGATCCAGTTCTATTGTCCGTTCCTGTTCTAAACGTATCAGTTTGGAAATCTTCTAAAATACTAGTTGTGCGAGATTCTGTCCAAGATCTTGTTCGACCTCTTCCACCAGGACCTTGTTGATGCCTTGTACCACCATCAACTGTTGTTTGTCCACCTCCACCAGATCTAGTTACGGATCTTGTTCCAAGAGATTTTGTGGTAGATTCTCTTCCAGTCCAAGTAGTTTCCCAAGAATTCCAAACAATGGGGAAGAATCCATTTTGTCTATCTGGTTCGCCAAATTGTCTTGTGGCTTTTGCCATCTCCTCTGCATAATTTCCTTCAGTTTCAATAATCTTAGCTTCAATTCTTGCAGTATCAACCCAAGTATCTGATGCTGGAGTCAATGCAACTGTTGCTTGCCAGAAACTAACCAGGAAAGGAGTAATACTTTCTGTTCTTGTGGCAAAGTTTTGCTTCAACCACTCAACTTCAGTATAGTCTAATGTAATAAGATCACTCGAACGTCTTATATTTGTTCCTTCGGGTTCAGTGAATCCCAGATCAGTTGCAGTTGTAACTCCTTCTACGGGTCCAACTGTTAAATCAATGGAGTTGGTATAGTGTCTTGGACGTAACTCTCTATTTTGTAGGTCAATAGAATTTTTGATAACTTCATTTGTTTCTTGTGGTAAGAGAGTTGTGAAGTCATCAACAAAGAATCCTGACTTGAATCTGTTCAATCCTTCAGAGTCGGAAATAAACAGTGATTCCGTATTTGTTTCAAGAAGTGACAAAGTTGTATAGTATTCCAAACTCTTGATTCTATCCTCAAGAAGTTTGATATCAGACATCCTATATCTCTTGTGATCTAGGAAAGATAAAGAAGCATTTTGAGTGTTAAACAGGTATGGAGGAAGTTTTATTGTTCCAATTTCCAATGCATCATCAATTACAACAGGTTTCTCAAAGTTTTCTGATGGGGTTCCTTGTTGGACTTGGAATCTTCCATCCTTTGTCAAGAAAATTCTATCAAGTCTTCCGAGATAGAATGAAAAATCTACATTGATTGACTCATCAGAAACCAAAGTGTTTGCTGCAGAATTTCCACTACCATCAAAAGATCTACCCAAGAACTCTAATGGAGATCTTGATCCAGCAGATGCAGTATAATTGGAAACTCTTGGTCTTATGTCAATTAAATCGGTGTTTCTTTCACCGTTGACATATTGAATATCGAAGTCATAATCAAACGAATCATAAGAATTTTTAGTGGTTATGTCACCATCATCCGTTGCTTCATAGTAAGCATTTGTATAGTATATCTTGAGTTGCTTCGTTGGTGCTTTTTCACCAGGATTTCTTACCAAGAATGAATGACCATAGATTGAAGCCTTTTGTCCGTTATTGAACTTGTATTTTTTAGATATTGGTTTACTTGGAGTATCTAAAGTCGTTAATACACAAGTTACCTTCGACTCTGCAAAAGTTAATGTCTCCCCTTCAACGAAATTAATGTCATTTCTTGGAGTATATGTAATTTGAGTGTCTGACAGTCTTTCTGCATATACAGCTCTTGCGCCAGAAGTTTCTCCGACAATAAATTCACCAATTATCAGGTCTGTAGTTTTACCTGTAGGACCATCTAATGAAGTGACAGTTGCTTTGGGTGCTGAAGGTGCCGAAGTATCAACCGACTCATAGATTCCAAGAACTCTAATTACGTCTGGAGTATTGAGTGAAATTTTCTCATCTTCAACTCTTGTTCCGAATGGGAAGTTTCCATAAGTAAGACCATTGTTTAGTGTTGTTGATCCAACTCCAGATCCTTCAAGATTACTATTGCTAACAACTAAAGTGTTTACTCTATTTCTTCTCTTTACTTTTGCTTTTATTTTTGTTTTTCTTAAAGATGCTGTAAGCGTTGCTCCAGTGTCATCACTACCCAAATTGTTGATTTGGAGATTTTTTGCGCCATCAGTAAAAGTAAATCTATCAGAAGTTAATTCTTCTGTAGTTCCATCAGATCTAATTAATGAATACCTTTCTTCATCAAATGCCAGGAAAGTTTCGTTTGTTCCTGCACTGACCGGACTTGATAATTGATTTCCCGATATGTTGACCGTGAAAGTTTTTCTGATTGAAATTTGAGCATCAGTCAAATCAACATTAGAAATCAACTGTTTTGGCATTCTAGTATAAAGAGCACCAGAATCCAAATTTGCTGTTGATCCAGATAATTTTGTGCCAACTATTTTTAAATCAGTAACAGATAAAGTTGTTGATGTAGGTAATGCACCATCAAATACGCCGGTAACTGTCTGAACACCTACAACAGTGACAGAAGTTGTTCCAATACTTGTTACTCTTACTGCAATTGGATCTGTAAATGTAGCACTGCTATCAGAGTATTGAAGAACACTGTTTACCTTTACATTTGAAAGAAGTGGTGATCCAGAAGGAGATACAATAGTGCTAACCCCAGCATTGTTTGGAGTAATTGTGGCAATACCAACATTGATCAGAGTTTCTAAAACTGCATCTGCCGAGAAAGTAGACGCAGAACCAACATTTCCTAGATCTGGTCCACCATAAACAGATTTTACATCGGTAATTCCTGACGAGGTTATTGCAATTGCAACTCTGTTGTTCTCAATCCCATTGAAAATAAATGGTTCGTTATTTACAAATTCACCACTCTTTTCATAAACGGTAATTGAAGTTCCGGCAGAAACCGCATGTCTTAAGAAAGCAGTTGCTCCACTATATTTTCCTTTAATTTGGGTTGGAATTGATAATGTTACTGGTTCGTTTAGAGTGATGTGAGAGAACGTCTGAACGTCATATAATTGCAGATCCCACTGATTTGTATCCGCATTTGTTGCACTGTATGATCCACTTTCCAGAGCAAAATCATATACTCTTGCTAAACCAATTTCTTTTCCTGGAGCAGTCAAAGAACTTGCACCAACTCTTTGATCTCTCAAACTTACAATATATGTGTTACCTATTCCTGTGGTCGGCGCACCAAAAATATTGTTTACTTTCAGTGTTGAACCAGTATTATATACGATTCCTTGATTCTCTAAAGTTTTTGTAGTTCTTGGTTTTGGTACATCCAAGTATGTTGTATTAATTGTTTCAACTTCATATCCTTTTACGAATGCTTTTCCTGGTGATATTTCATAGAGTGCGAGATCGTCTGATGCTAAAGATCCACCAGATGTAAACTGACCTTCCTCATAAACACCATTATTTGCAATTCCATCATTTAAAGAATCTCTTACTGAAACATTAAATGGATTGACTGTGTAGTCTCCAGACTCTGCGTATGTTCTACGTGCAAGTTCATCAGCAATGATGCTGTATTGTGTATTTTTGACCTGTGATTCTAAAACTCCATTTCTTATTGTAGCGAGTTCAATGAAGTTCGAATCATTATAATCATCAAGATCTTTAATTGTGAGAGAACAAGATATTTTAAGTCTATCAGCTCCTGGAGCTGCATAGTTATTGAATCCTTTTGAGTTATCTGTTAATGTCTGATCCTCATCAGCATTGACAATTTCCTCTAAAACATTTAAACCAATTCTGCCACTAGGAGAATTTGAATACTGGGATAAAACAATGGTTTCATCATCAACGTTTACAAAATTTCCTCTTACGAAGTAGACACCATTTGTGATAGAAAATGCAGAACCAGTTGAGGATGCGTTTGCTTGAATAGTAGAAGCAAACGATTCGCCAGTTGGTATAAATGGATTATTTAATGGACCAGATATGATATCAATATCTGCAGAAAGAAGTTCTCCATCCAGAAAAGTGGAAGTTTCTGAATTCTGTACATTAGATGATAAGTAGGAAATGTATAATGTTAGATTTCCTCTTTCCGAATCTTCAGATCTTAAGACTTTATCAATTATTGCTGTTACGCCAGAAGTTAAACCAATTATTTTTCTTTTTAACAGTTGATCTATGTAATAGTCAACAGGAACACCTAAATGAGTATTATTTAACTCAATGGCATTATAATTTCTTGTATATGCAGTATTTCCTGGAATGACTTTAGCACCTTCTTTGAAAAAGTGCTGACCAAATCTTTCAATTTGATTTTGAAGTATAGACTGCAGTCCCGTTAGTTCTCTTGCTTGAACTGGATATCCAGGTTTGAAAAGAACCTTATGGTAGTTGTCATTTGGATCAAAATCATCAAAATATGGTGAGACATTGAGATTGGTTTGTTGAGCCATAATTGATTAAAACTGCAATATGATTTTAATGTCTTCCTTTTGATTTGAAGATCTGGTTATGGATGGTCTATTATCAACGTAAATTATATTACCACTGAAAGGTTGAACCTCTGGATTAGACACTCCACTAGCAAAAGTTTGACCAAGATAATATGTCCTATTATTTATGGAGGTTGAGAGACCCGTGAAGGAGGTGTCAATGCCTAAATTGACGCTGCCACCAGTGATTGTAAAACTTCCTCCACTTGTTGGTGTAGCAGTAAATCTGTTCAAAGTGTATCCAAAAGTGGGATTAGTTTGAGCAGTTCCAACAGTGTTAAATCCAGCAAAAGTTCTTTCTTGCCAGAGTTTTAGAACTCCTGTAGTTTGGTCATAACTAACAACTTTACCCATTGCTGTTTGACCAGTTCCAATTACTTGTTGTACCACAGAATCTGCGGTGAAAGTAGCAGAACTATAACCAGTTCCAGTCAACTTAAGAGCATATACTCCACTTGCTTTATCTAAAGACAAAAGTTGAGAACTTCCATATGCAAGAGGATTTTCTACAATTCCAATTCTAGCAATTTCATTTCCAGTTATAAAATCTGGATTTTCTGTATCATTTTCTATTCTGGAATATAAAAGCACATTTGTTGCACCCAATTCCCTGTAGATGTCTTTTCCATGACCACCTTTTGGTGGAATAATAACATCTAACGTGGGATAAGTTGTTGGTGCAGGAATTCCACCAGCAGTTAAATCAACATTTGCAAAAGTATATCCAGATCCTTGATTAGAAATTACAACACTACCAACTTTTGAATCATTGTTGATCGTTACTGTACATTCTGCTCCAGAACCATCACCCTTAATTGGGACTTTTGTATAAGTTCTGTTTGCAGTACCTACGCCAACTCCCCTATTTTTAATAACTACTACTTTAAGTCCACCATCAACTGCGTTATCTCTAACTGCAGCATTTTCGGTGCTAGTTGACCAGTTTGATGGAACTGGCATGTACTCTGTGCTGTCAAATTTAACAATATCGGATGGTTTAATAGTATAAAGATACTTCCAAACATAACCATCACCACTTGTTCCAGCAGTTCTTGGTTCTAAATCAGTAAATGTTGGTTCATCCAAAGATGGTTTTCCATTTACATTTTCTGGATCAGTTCCATTTTGAAGACAAATATAAACTCTATAATCACTATTGACTACAAAATAATTTGCAGAGTACAAAGAAGTTCCACTAGCATTTTTTGGAGTGTTGGTTATGCTGTAATCATGTCTGTAATAATCATATGTTGTACCAGAACTCCAAACATTCTTCTTTACAACCTGCTTGGCATCATCAGACGTTATCTTCTTAAGTGCTATTACAGTTTCCCAAGTTTTGTTCTCATCATTAAAATTATCAGTGGGAGCAGGAGGTGTGGTGTCCCAATCACTATCAATTGCTGTCGGGTTTGGTAGTCCAACAAAACTGTAATATGAATTTGCAGTGGTGTTAAATCCAGCTACAAAATTCTTCGCATTTAATATTCTGATCTGATCAGTTATAATAGCAGACATTTTTGTGATTTTTTATTTATTTATTAGGAATAACCCTGGGACTTTAATGATTTGGTTCTTATAATGTAAGGACCTGTTTGAATTCCAACAACTCCATTTGTAGTAATCGCAGAGTATGTGCTTGTACCAACTCTTTCACTGGTAATAATTTTACCCCAACTATATCTGCCATAGAAACTACTAATTGCCAATCCAGCAGCACTAAATCCATTGTAATCGGAAACACTAACAGTAACTCTAGCAACTGTAGTTGATGCAAATCCAACAGCAGATGTGCTAGCAGTAGAAACTGCTGCAACTCTATAAATGTTATCAAGACAAGTTGTACCAATTCCAATTACGTTTAGATCTTCATCAAGAGAAGTTACACCACTACCAACATTAGAATCATATACAATGAAGAAATCTCCTGTAGATAATCCACTGATTGTTGTTTGTGGAGTAATGTTAGTGTTATTTCTCAATGTTGATGTTGCTTCAATCACTAAATCAAACACAATTGCAGTAGAAGCAACTCCAACTGAAGTTGTGCTGATTCCAGTAATAACACCATAATCTCCGCTATAGGATACGATTGTGTTATCTTCTTCTTTTACTGTTGCTGGAGGTCCAATCAAAACCAATGGTGGATTTGTTGTAGTATATCCAGTTCCAGGAGAAGTTATCGTAACACTAGAAACAGTTGCTCCTGCAGAAATTGAAGCAGTCGCAGTTGCTCTTTGCGAAGTTCCAACGCCAACGGGGTTTTCTATGGTTACTTGTGGTGCGGCAGCATATCCAATACCACCAGAAGAAATTACAACAGATGATATTGTTCCTGCGATAGAAACAATAGCAGTTGCAGCAGCAGAAACTTTTTCGCCATTATCAACGATCATAATTTCTTTTTGGAACTCAACTGACACGATATTTTCATTGAGAGGATTAAAGAATGGTCTAACATTATCAACATAAATTTCAGTTGATCCCACACCAACAGATCTTATCAAATAAGTTGTTGGGAAAATATCTGCTTCATACAAATCGCGTGCTTTACTGACAACTTTACCATTAATGAGTCTATCTTCAGATTGTCTACACCATTTTACTGGTCTTAATAATGAAGTATTAGCACTTAAACCAGGACCAAAGTAAGTATTTGTGTTTACGGTTCCAGAAGAAACAATTTCAGAAACAGTCCTTGTATTTTGATCTAATAAAGAACTATCACTCTCAATTGTCAGGTCATCACCAACTTTTACAGTCTCTGTTACATCAACATCAGTAACATCAACACCACCAGTTCCTTTATAGAACAAGAACTTTAGAGTATCCCCTGCTTTTGGTGCTTCTGTGAAATTAATGTTGCTTCCACCAGAAAACTCATAGGATTCTCCAGGAACTTGTAAAATATCGTTAATGAATATCAACAAGGTATCTTGAATTGATATATTCGATCCAGGTTTTGAAACAATCGAGAGAGATTCTCCATTCTCTGAAATTGGGAAGGTTTTTCTGATTCCATTGAAAAGATTAGAGAAATCGTCAAGAACTGCGATTGATCCAACAGACCATGCAGTAAATTGATCTGCATCAACTCTATCAATTGTAAGTTTAAACTCTTCAAAAGTTTTTGTTGGATCTGTTGGAATTCCAACTGTTCCACCAACTCCAATTGTCAATATTTGACCAACTCCATATCCATATCCAGTGTTTGAGACACTGAACTCTATTACACTAGATCCTTGCCCAACAACAACATCTACTTTTGCTTGAGTTCCTCCAACTCCTGGGGAACTTGCGCTATAATGTAAAGGAAGATTTGTATAAGATAGTGGAGCATCAAAGAATACATAAGGCGGATTTGAACTAGTGTACCCCGCACCTGGATTTGTGATGGCAACACTGACAATATGACCACCACTTATAGCAGCGGTTCCGATGAATTCAATATTTGGAATTCCTGTAGAGGAGGTTCCTACGCCAACATTAACTGTTGTTTGAATACCACTTCTGTATCCAGAACCACTATTTCCAATAGAGATAGAAGAAACTGTTCCTGCTGCGGAGATTACTGCCGTTCCTCCAGCAGCAACAAGTGGTTGTAAACCAAATCCAGAACTTGATCCGACAGAAACGATGACTCCTCCCGTAGGAATGTTTGCATTATTAACATCATATGAAACAGAACTTGCAGTTCCTGTAAATCTGACTGAAGTAATTCCAGATTGCTCTATCAAGGTGTAGTTGTAATTTGCACCAGGACCTTGTAAAATTCCATTAATTAGCAACAATGGGAAGTTGGTGCTAATTCCAGTAACATCTTGACCATCTGATGTTAATGAGAATTGTTTTGTTTGTCCATTAAATCTTTCAGTAATATCATCATACAGATAATTTTTAGTATAGGTTTCACTGGAAGTTCCAACTATTCCATTTCTCATGAATGATCTTCCATTGAAAGAAGATGAAGAAGTTATACCAATCCAATCTCTGAAAGATGGTGGATCAGTTACGGATCCAATTGGAGTATTTCCATATGGAGGTTCGATGAAATTAATCGTATTTCCACTAATGTTATAGTTTCCTCTGATCTTTGATACGGTTGTTGTTGAAGTGTGTCCAGCTAACTTGGTGCCCAACCATGCACGAGTAACTTTAACTGCATTTGTTGTTCCAATACCAATTGCAAGTATCTTTACAACTTCATCATCAATTTGTACATAATCTCCACCAAAGAATGAAGTAATTCCTGTAAAGTACAGTACGTCTTGTGCAGACGTTGCTGTTTCTGCTAAAGTTGTTCTAATTGAAGTCTCCGCAATAGGAGACTGAATCATATTATCAATAGAAATCAAGACTTTTTGATTTGCATCGATAGCAGTCAATGTATGGGAGTTTCCAATACCAACTCCAGTAAATGCTACAGAAACTGGATTCTTGCGGAGAGCAAGTTCTGCAGTTGCAGCAAGTTTGATGTTATCTTCATCAACTTTGATACAGAATACATTTTCTGGTAAGGTGGTGGTTGTTCCAACACCAACAAATCCATCTGTAGAAGCAATCGAGATGAAATCAGTCTTAATACCCAAACTTGTTGAATATGTAAGTTGTTGACCACTTACAAAGAAGTGATTTGGTATGTTGAGTGTATTATCAGTTAGATTGACAATAGTAGAATCTGCTCCATCAAAATTTCTTTCAAAAATTTGATTGTTTTTGTGTGTGAGTGGGAAATCTCTTCTAATTTCCGCAAGAGTTCCTGTATATGTTGAGAAATTGGATTTAATTGAAGCACTACCCAAATCAGTTTCAGTTCTAGTAGTTGAAGTGTTTTCTTCAACACTTACTGCATTAATATAAGTTTTAACATGAACTTCAATATCTGGATTTGGAGTAAATGTTAATAAAGATCTTGATCCACTTCTTTCTGCCCCTAATGTCCCAAGTCCAACATAAGTTCCAAATCCAGTTGGGTCATTTGTTGTATTATAAACAGCAAATTCTGTCAGGAAGATTTCACTGTCATTATCAACCATGACAAATTCCGACAATTGGTGAATATTGTTGGTCAAATCTGAAACTTGGATTATTCCATATGCACCATCATTAGAATCCCCATAACTACCAATACCAATTGCTGTTGGTGAACTCGTCGATGCTATTCCAACTCCATTTGCTATCAATTGTGCATTAACAAAATCATATGTCCCATTACCAACATAACCTTCGGATGAGAGTCCTACTGAAAGGGCATTAACTTTAGTTGTAGAGAATCCACTAATCGGAGTATATTTGACAATAATATCTGAACCAGACATTGTTACTCCATAAGTTCCAAGTCCAGATGATCTTTGGAATCCATCAAGAGAGTGAGTAGTTAACTGTCCATATTCAAATATTTTGACATCTGTACCGTCATGAATAATGCTCAACTCATCAAATTCTGCTTCGCTATCATTTTCAATACTTACAACTAGTTTTGCTGATCTAGTTCCTGAAGTAGATGTTCCAATTCCTGCAAGAGTGAATAATTCGGTTGTTGTTGCACCAGAAATAATTATGTTCGTACTTGCAACACTAATCAGAGATCCTGGGAAAGAACTTGCGGTAGAAACACCAACTAATGTCGTTCCAACACCAACCGTTTCTGTGTTCAACCCAAGTCTATCTAAATTGTAACTAAAGACCGATAAGTTATAATTGTTTAATTTAAATTTAGTTGGGTAGAACTGTAAAACACCTTCTGACCCTTCGATAGTATAATCAAAATCTCCCAAATTCAGTACAGTATCAACATCTCCATATTGACTGATCATTGCTTGACCATTAGAGGTGTTATTCAATACAGTAACGAGTGATACTTGTCTTTCTCCAGTATAAAGTCTATCTTTTGCCAAAACAACAAATTTTGTTGCAACTCCATCACCAATAGGTTGTCTAGAAATGTTAGAATATGGTGTTGACCTTGGGTTGCTATTAAATTGTGAACTTACATCATCTATAGTAAGAACTCTGTTTCCTATAGATTCTGAATAATCAGTTATAATTCTTGAACTGAAAGAAATTTGATCAGAAAATTCTGAACTTTCTGATTGCAAGTAGTTTTCTGTTACCAAATCATAATTTGAGACGCAATTTAAATCATATTGACTTACATAATCAACTTGAATAGTCGTTGCATCTAATGGACTAATTTTTAATGCTTCTTTATCGGCAGAAACAACTTCAGATTCTACTTGAAGATCACTAAACTTCTTAAGTCCAGTTGTATGTAATAAAGAACTTACAACATCGTTCCAATCTTCAAATGGTATTTTTGATCTTATGGAATAAGAGAAGTTTTGATAATAATCATTGTCTTGAATTTTTTGATCTAAATTATTCAGAATTCCACTATCATATCTCCAACCGTTTTCAACAATTGAATAATAATCCAAGTCATATTGGGATTCAAAGGAATAAATCTCTTCAATCCTTGCTTTTGATCCAGTTATGGTCTCTTCAATTTCTTCATTTACAACAAAATCTTCCGAACTTTCTACTGTTAATAATTGATTTACTTCGTCCCATTCAAAAACAGTTCCTTTAACATCTTCAGAAACAACTTTATTTGCCTTCTGGAAGGAATTTGATTCAAGTTCATATTTGAACTGTGGGAAATATTTTTCAGGAACAAGTACAGTTGATGAATTTACTGAATCAAAAACTCCTAAAGATTCGCCAGTTCCAAGATAATCTGCAAAACTATAAGTTACAAATCCAACATTTCCGCCAAGATTTGGGTGAACTGCAGTAACCGTGAAGAGTGCATAATCATATTCATTGGAATTGAACCCTTTAGCAGTTGTTCCTACTCCAACACTTGAGTTCTCCACTAAAACTTTATCCCCAACAGAAATTGGGAAGTTCTCACTGTAAACTTCCTTCATTGTTACTTTTACAGTTTCTGAAGATGGATCATGCTCCAAATTAGAAACTCTAATTCCATTCGGATTTCCAGTTGGTATAATTGTTGGTGAGTTATTGGTTAAACTTAAAGTATTTTTCTTAATTTCAATTTTATTTGAACCAACAGTGTAACGAAGATCTACATCATTAATTTTTTTCTTTGTTCCACCATCAATAACAACAAGAGAAGGAGCAGTGGTATATCCAAGACCAAAAGAAGTAATACCAACACTCTTGAACTTATAAAACGCAGATACTTTTAATACTTGAGGAAGTATTGCTTGTGGAGAAAGCGTAGAATCTGATGGATAGTTGAATCCAATATTATCAATCTGGATTTTTAAGACTCTTCCTATTGTTTTACTAGAGGGATTTAAAACAGCCCCAGTTCCAGATAAAGTAGTTATTGTGCTTATCCCTGGAAGTTTAGAATAACCAAGTCTCCTATCTAAAGATTCAACTTCTGCAATTGGTCCATATGCAAATTTAGAGTTAGTTGTATATGATAAAGTAGAAGAACTGCTTGAGTAAGAATCTGCCTCTGGGTATTCCTTTATTGTGTAGTTGAATGAATTTGTGGAAACACCAGATACTGTATGAGTTCCATTATACAAACTTGATTTTATCAGTAATTGATTATTTGAATGAATTTCATCGTCAACAACAATATCAAGATTTTGTTGAAGGTTTCCAGTAATATCAAGTGCTTCTAATCTATAGTAGATGATTTTTGGAGAATCGGAATTAACAGTTAAAGTTACAGTTGATCCAGAAGATCCAAAATCTCCAGATTTTGACACATTAAATGTGGAGGTTTTACCATTAGTAACATATTCTTCTGTGAATTCAGAATCAAGGTAGAATTTAAGTGCAAATGCTGGATATTTCGTGGAATTTCTAGTATAAGATAATGATGAGTCTGAAACATCAAAAGTGACTGTAGAATTCCTATAGAATGTTAGTGGTGGATTAATTGGAAGAATGCTACCAGAAGATTGAGTAGAAATATTAACAAAACTTGGTGAAGTTTTTGTTGTTTGATATTTTGTGTCACAAAGTCTGATGTTATTTCTGTCTACAACGTATGCATAATATTCCTCATTGTTAGTAAGCCCAGTTGCAGGTGATGCTGCTGTGTGTATTACCTTTTGTCCAGTGGTTAATTCATGATTGGATAATGTTATCGTATTTGTTGACGTAGTAATTCCACTTGCACCAAAATCTAGACTACCAACAGTCATTTTTCTGTTGTGAGTATTATATCTGACCGAAACAGATGTTGAAATTGACGGATTTACGTCAACAAAAACAGTATCATTTCTTAAAAGTCCATTAGTTGACGATGTTGAAACAGTTACAAGATTTCTATCAATAGATCCTTTAACTATTCCCGAATAATTCGTAACTAAACTATGGTATACTCCAGTGCCAACTCCAATGAAATATAATAAACCTTGACCTGATGTTGTGCTAGCAATTCCAACAAAAGTTCCTGTTGTTCCAAGTCCAACTTTTACTGTAGATAGTCCAATTAAATCAGTGCTTAATTTTGCCACAAATAAAGTCGAATTATCTGCTAAAGTAAAGGAAGACCCTGCACTTACAGTAGATACTCCTATTGCGTCTCCACTATTGATTCTGTAAGTTACTTCATCTCCAGTTAATAACTTGTGATTTGGTAAATACAGTGATTGTGCAGGAACAAATATTTCAGTCACTCCAGATCCAGGATTGGAGAAAAATACTGTAGTTCCGATGCCGACTCCAGATACTGAACTTATACCCAAAGATTCTACTGGATTGAAATAATATTCTTTGTTTACTTTTCCATTGAATGATGTTTTGTACCCAACATTAATAAGAACTCTTCTTGACAGTTCTTCAATTCTTGTTGATAGTGTGTGAGAAACCCCGACAGCACCATTTTGCGATCTTAAAACTCTGAGTCTAGAAGAAACTTTATCAACATTTAGAACTTTAACCTGTTCTGAATTAGATCCAGTGCCTATTCCGAGGATATCATTCTCTTGAAGTTGAGGAAACTCAATATTTCCCGAAATTGAAATGTAAGTTACAATTCCAGTAGCTCCATCAGTAGCAATAAATTTAGATACTGTTAAGTAATTTGTAGAGACTCCTACCTCATAACTTCCATCCAAGAAAGAGGAAGTTGTGGAAAGTCCAGATACATTTATTACATCATCTTTCTTAAATCCATGAATTGCAGTTCCAATTCCAAGGAATGTGCCATCTCCTTTGATTGGATAAAATTCAACGTTTGATATTTCAGTCCTTGCAACACTTATTGCTGATGGACTTGCTCCTAAAATCTTGGAGACCCTAGACGCAGAGAAGAATTGAGATTGTGGTTCTTTTTCAAAAACAACTCTATCATTAACTTTATAGTTTGTACCACCAGTTTCAATTCCAATATTATCAATGTATCCTTTTTGGATTGATTTTATCGTAGAATCTTGATTAACAAAATCGTAGGATTTTTGAAGGTAATCATATCCACTATATTCTTTATTAAGTGCATATGGATAAGTATTTCTTATCCATGCATGAGAACTTACATCATACTCGTCATGATTTGAATTTGGATCATAGTTAAACTCATCTGGACTTGATTGGAAATTTTTTCCAATTAAATATGGGAAACTTGGTTTCTTGAAATTCTTAAATGCACCATCTGTAGAAGAGGATCTATCAAAAGTTGCAAAATATGCATAAGTTCCATTTGGAAAATCGGGAGTTACACAGAATCTTCCATTATTCTCATCCAAAACTGATTCATCTGCGGATTCTCTCCACTCAAAGTCTTCTACAAAAAATTCCTCTGGGAAAGCACTTGTTGGGGGTCTGTTTGGTTTTAGTGATAATGAATAACCAGATTTCATTTGAGTTATACTACCACCAGATGTAGTGGAGTATGCATATGGTCCATAGATTGGGTAACCATCATAAGACCATCCAATGATTGATGAGTGTGATGTGTTATCTACTTCTTGACCATTCTGAATTTCAAGATCTTTTTTACCATAGAGTGGATTTCCATCTTGATTGACTGAATATATAACTTTTCTTAATGTTCTTGGAGCATAAACATAAGAACATTGCAGTTCAAAGTCTGTATTATTTGCTTCTGATATGAAAACATCATCCGAATTTATGTTTGGTAAGTTTTTCCCAAAATTATTAATAGTCCATTTTTGAATATTTGGAATAAATTTAGCACCAGAACCGGTTTCTTTAACTTCAATAGTGGTGGTTGAAACTCCGTAACCAACTCCAGACTTATTAATCTCTACTCCTACTATTTGCCCATTTGAGAGTTTTGGAACTAAATTTGCACCACTTCCAATTCCAGATACAACAAGAGTTGGTGGTGAATTATATTCTTGACCACTTCTGTTAACAATAACGTCGATAATCTTTCCACTTTCTGATACTACAGCCTCTAGTAGTGCTCCAGTTCCAGTTCTTAATGTTACATCTGGTTCTCTCTTGAAGTTAATAATTTCAGACGATCCATATCCAACTCCAGTATTTGTCAGTTGAATAGAAGTTATTTCTCCTCTTACTATTGGTTGGAGAATTGCCTTAAATTTACTACTTCCAGTTGAAGCAATACCAATGTTACCAACAACCTCTACTGATACTGGTGGGTAATTAAAACTGTGAGTTCCTACACCAGTTGAAGCAAAATCTTCATATTGTTTAGTGTTTAAGTAAAAATCTTTTGCAGTAGTACCGACCCCAACAGAACTTAATTTGAATGTATTTTGATCTATTTCAGTTACATAGTACTCTACTGTGGTAGACAACCCAGAAACTGCAGTGCCATCAAATGAGTATTTGACAATTTCTCCAGTTTTATATCCATGATTATTAATAGTTACAGTATTGAGTGCTGTGTTGATACCAGAAGAAGAACAAAGTCTCTGCTTTGTTTCATATCCAGATCCAGCATTTGTTAAAGTTACTGATCCAACTACTGATTTTCCATTTAATGACTTTAATTCATGAACACCTGCACCAGCACTTGTAAGAACAACGGTATTAATTCCCAATACAGAATCATTTAAAGTATTGTGAAGTTTCACAATATATGGACTCTGTACTGATACGTGATATACTGCATCTGTAGACAATCCAGAGATTGCCCTCTCTCCAAAAGTTTTATATACTACTCTTTCGCCATTTCTGAATTTGTGATATGTAGTAAATCCAATAGTAGATGCATCTGAACCAAAACCAACAGTTCCTATACCAGAAATATCTGTAGAAACCCCTGTTGGGTTGAAAGAAACTTGGTGTGAAACTACAACTAGATTTACATCTGCTGTTGCCCCACTTCCATTACCACCTGTTATTTTTACTTTTGGTATTTCTACATAATCGAATCCAGAATTTAAAACACGTATTTCTTTAAATTCACCTTTTACTGCACAAATGCCAGTAGCACCTGTTCCAACAGAATCACTTATGTTAACAACTGGAGGATTTACAACATCATAATTTTCTCCTCCAGATGAAATGTCAATAGATTCTAGAACTCCATAATGTACATAGTTCTTTGATTTATAATTTAAAATTTCAATACCATTTATCAATATACCAGTATAACCAGATTTTGTCTCATATTCTTCAGAATTAATGGTTGGTGTTGATATTTGTCTATAAATTTTTTGAGGTTTTATTGCCTTATTTCTAAATTCTGCTTTCTCTAAAGTGTTTTCTGCAATCGCAACAGTATCTAAACCTCCAACTGGAGTGACTGTTAAGAATTTTTCTGCATATAAATCGGAAACACCTTTTGCAAGTTTGATATTATTGGAGTCTATTCTTTTTACGATATAATTTCCTTCGTCGAACAGGTAACTTATCACAGTTGATTCTGTTACCGTTTTACCTTCTGCATCGGTATAAGTTATTGTATTTTTTTGTGGAGTATAATATACAACATCGCCAGTATAGAAATTATGATCAAGACCAGATGAAATCTGTAAAATTTCTTGTCCTAAAGTAAAAGTTCCAGAAAGAGTTATCTTCTGATTTCTTGGATTTAATTTAGTGTCAAGGAAGTAAGGCAGGGAGTTTGTTGAAACAAGAACTTTGTCTCCATTTAAATACGTGTTTTGCACGTTTGATGGAAACTTATTTAACTCTGGGTAGAAACTAGAGTCAGTTCTGGAAATTCTTTTTGATACCTTAACAATAGTACTTGGATCTCCAACTCCAGATCCTCTTATTAAGCATGTTCTTTCGTCAAAGACATCAACAACGAATAGATCATTTGGTTTTTTGACTGTAAATCTATCGGTTAGTTCTACAGAATCACCAATTCTTAAAATATTGCTATCTTTTGTTATAAGTTTATAGGTATTATTCGAAGAATCTTCTAAAGTTAGATTTTCGACATCATAATACTGCGCTGTATTGAAAAACCAGTGATTTGCTTTAGTATCTGATGAAATTTTACCTAAAGATTTAATTTTTATCTTTGATCCTACAGACTGGTAGTATGCTGATGATGGTTTTTGGAGATTATTTAAAACGGATCTAATTTTTATCTTAATTCCATCAGATTCTCCAGATTCATCATCAAAACCATATGCATATGTGTTTTGATCAACAACAGTACCATCACTAATAGTACCAGTAATGCTTGTTGTAGTGATTCCTAGGAACTGATTTGGTGATTTATCAGAATAAGTGATAATTCCTGCTGTTCCGTCTAAAAATGTAACTGATAAGGTTCCTGACTGTGGGAATCCAATAGTAGAATCTACTTCAAAATAAGTTTGACCAACACTAACTGTGTCAATTACTTGAGTTTTTGCATGAACAGAAAAATCACCATACAATAGTTCCGTAGATCCGTCATTTTTGTTATATGAAGTATCAATGCTTATCTTGTAGTAATTATCGGTAGAAACTCCAACAACAATTTTTTCTACAAAAGATACTGGAGCATATGCTTTCCCAATATTCTCAAATGAGTCTTGGAAAAGAGTCTTATTTAATAAGTTATATGGATCTCCCTCAACAGACTCTACAATCAAGTCCCTTGTAATCTGATATGATGCGTTTGATGGGGTAAAAAGATAATCTTTTGGTCTAATAATGCTTATTTCATCATTATACAGAGCTTTAAAGAGAATTTTGAAAGAATCTTCAGTTCCTCTTGTGGAGTAAAAATCTTTTGATTGTCTAATAAATTGTGCTTGATTGAGATTCTGACTTAATTCCTTTGATTGAAGTCCTGGTAAGAACTGTACTTTTATTTTTTTAAGAAATTCTTGTAAAAATAGAACACTTAAATTTCTTACAACCGAACCTGCCAAGTGAGAATCTGCACTTGAGGTTGAAAAAACTGCTTCTTCTGGATTGTCTGGATTTTCGAAAGAAGTTACACCAACAAATCCACGACTACAACCTAAAAATCTGGTTCCAACTTTTGCTTCGTAGATAATTATTTCATCGTCAACTTGGAGAATACCAGAATTTTCTGGAAACCCTGCAGTATTAGATACGTCAAGATAATCCTGACTCTCATCGGCATCAAAAGTAAGTTCAGTTTCACCTATTGTATTGGCATTCGAGTTCAGTTTAATATAAGAATCAATATTTTGAATGAGGTCGATAGGACCCCCTTGGAATTCCAATCCAGAAAAATACTGCGTTAAAAACGAAGCAATTAAAGGAAACTCATCCTTTACATAATTCGGTAATTGACTCTGTAAGACTTGTCTAATCTGAACTCTGTTATTTGCCATTTCTTTTTTTACTTATTAATATGGGTTGTTATTGACATCATAATAACTTGTTGAGGACTTATAAGTGGATCCAGATGGATCAGCCCCTGAAGATATTTCATCTACAATCATCTCAACAGAACTGGTGTCCAGTTGTAAATACAAGTCTTGTAATCCAATAACGTCATTTGAGTGTGGAACGGCGAATATTTCCATGATTTGTTGACCATCTTTATTTTTACCCGATACAATGTTGATTGGATTTAAAGTGATACGTCCTTTCACATAATCAATTGCTCCTACATTCCTTCTTCTGACAACAGGTGTTGTTGAACCTTGTGATTGTAAGGAGTATAATGATATCGTTCCAGTTCTTCTATCAATTGGTTCATCAAAAAGATAAACATCATCTGTTATATCTAGCACCCTAAAAGCACTGGATTTTATGTTGTAACCACTCAAGGATTGGACATGCATGTGATTGCCAAAATCAATCGCATATTCAGCAAAAGTATCAACTGCCAACCTTAAATCTCTTCTCATTTGAATTGATGTAATATTTGAAGTTATTGCGGGATGACTCTGATCAATTATTCCTAAAAATTTGCTGTACTTAAATCTTGTCCCATACTTATTTAATTCAGAAGAATCTGCGTACTTTTGAATATTATTTTGAACTACGGATGAGATAGAAGCAGCATCGGAAGATTGTTTTGTATTGTAATATACTTTACTGTTTGTAATTACATACAAATATTTTAGATCTAGAATTTCTGGTACTATTCCAGTAACAGAATACTTTCTCAAATCTCTTTTAATGTTCTCTTTAATTGCTTGAGAGACATAATCACCATTTCTTGGTTTAATGCTGATAAAAACTTTTCCAAATTGTGGGGGAACTAGTTCTTCTCCTCCAAATACAGAAATAGATTCTGCTTCTGTGTAAATCTTATTTGGTATTAAAACCTCATAATCATTTGCAGTAATCGCACGATCTTGTGTTCCATAAACTTGTGGCGCATATTTTTTAATTGATGCAACACTTTCAATTGCTTGTCCACCACTAGAGGGTAAGTCTGCTGTTACAAGAGATATTCCGCTAGTTATAGTGTTTTCTATTGAATTTTGTAAATATACTAATTTTCCGCTAAATGTAAAATTACTAATTCTATTTGCTTCTTCTCCCGCACAGACAAGATAAGAAATTTCTACTACGTTTCCGTCTTCTAGTGCTTTACCAAAAACACCATCACCAAAAATCAACTCATATTGCTCATCCTCTACTTCTTGAACAAAATAGATCGTTGAAGATCCTGACAATACATTATTAGTGTTTTGATCGAACAGACTTACGTTTTGTGTATACTCAACTTTAACTGTAGATGTATCAGTTGGTCTAACACCAACCTTTAAGGTAGAGATATCAATACCTGAATTACCCAAAATGAAGCGTTGGTTGGGATTTCTAGAGGAATACGTAAATGACTGATTAACAAGAATGCCTTCAGAGACTGTTAACTGGAAATCTGCTATACCATCAGTAACAGAAACTGTTTCATCCTCTAGAATATTAAAAACGTATGACTGATTTCCAAACTGATTTGCTGTTGCAGCTACTGGACCTGCTTTTAATGTAAGGGAAGATGGATTTGCCGAGATTGTGGAGGTATCAACAAAGAAGTTAATATTACATGTTGATGCTCTTCTTGATCTTGGAAGATATCCGATATTTCTTGCAAGTGCAACAACATTCTCTCTCAATGTTGCACTATCAATGAATACCTCATTCGCAACCATATTTGCGTTGTATGAGGTAATGTAAGTATTATATGCCAACAAATCAATAATCGATGACAGATTAGACCCTTCGAAGTCATAATCCGTAAAATTATCGTTCGTTTTTAGAACTTCTTTTAGTGTGGTTTTAATCTGGTCAAAGTCCAGACTAGTAAAATTTAAAAGAGGCATTTATCTTGTTGGTTGCAAAACGAATTCTAGTTGTTGGGCTTGTACTTCTGAACCGATAATTCTATAGGAAATAACAACATCAAATTGATTTGCATCAAAGTTTGGATTTACTGTTACATCAATTAGTGATACTCTGGGTTCATACTTTCTTATAGAATCTTCAATTTCATCCTGAATTGTCAGTGCTGATATATCATCCAGATTTTCAAAGAGAGATTCTGATATTCTTGACCCAAAATTAGGTTGAAAAAACTTCTCTCCAGGGTTCGTAAACACAATATTACGAATAGAGCGAGCAATCGCAGTCTCATTTTTGAGTGCAACAAGGTCATCATTCAGAGGATTGCTCTGAAATGACATGCTGACATCTTTGAAACTGCGACTAACTCGCTCTAGTGGCATGGATACCGGTAAATTCTATAATTATATCTTATTTAGGGGGTATTCCAACTAAAATTCGGTAAGAGGAATAGGTTCAGTACCATATTCCCAATCATCATAATCTTCATCATTACGAATTTTCTCATGAAGTTCTTTCTGAACTTGAAAATCGTGTTTTTTTGGTGTTAAATCATCATTTGAGATTTCACGAAGCATTTTTTGATGCTGTTGATTAGCTAGATTGTCTAAAAAATCGTGCATTTTTACTCCTGATCGGTTAAATCAGAACTTTTTTCGGGGTTGCTATCCCGTGAATCTGAATTATAAGGACTATATCCATGAGAAAAGTGTCCACCTTCAGCAACAAAGGGTGGTTTTTCTAATTTTTGTGCTTTTTCAGTAAGTGTCTCCCAAAAATATTCATCTGTATCACCAAGTCTACCCCAATCTGTGCCATTTTCAACCTGATAATACTCTGTAGAGACCTTAAAATCAGGAATTTTGGGTTTTTCTGGTGTCAGACTGTTATCATAGATGCGACATCTGTTATTTGGGTACAGTGCAAACTGCCCATTTTCAAGTTCAATCAAATTAAAGGACTTATGTTCTTCAGGAATCTCACTTGTAGAATAATCAATGGTATCAGTACCCTCATGATAGTTGTCTAATGTGCACTCATACGTCCCTCTAATGCACCCGAAATGCCTTGTACGTACTTCCCAGTCCATTGAACCAATAAACTGCTTGTGGATCGCTGTAACACCATAATCCATGCAGTTCCAGAACTGTAGATTTGGAAGATCTAGATCTGGAGTTGGTGTTTCTGGACGCGAGACAAACGCGCTGATTGGCAATTTATCAAACATTGCCGCATATTCTGGTAAATAGGTCTCAAAATAAAAAGCACGTCCAGGCATCGACTTTGCCGATACCCAAACGCCCTCTACAAATTCACCATGACCGTCTTTTAAATCGCGTAAGTATTCTTTACGAACCCACACCTTTCGTGCAGGTAAATTTGTAATTAAACAACTCATGTATTTTTATATGTCTCTTATCTTATTTACCCTGACCACGATATTTCTTTTTCTTTCCATTACGAGACGTTGCCGAGAGAAGAGTTCGAGCTGAACGTCCTTGACGAGTTTTTTTCGGAGCGCCTGGTTGAAACTCCGTCCGATTCATACCACCTTTAGCCATTAGATTTCCTCCATTTCAATTAAATTAGCATCAAAAGTGTCCTTACCTTCTGAAGGACTTTCATAGTACTGATCAGCAAGATCTTGTAAAACTTCAAGGCATTCTTCGTGCGAGAGGGAAGAGTAAATCTTCCGCCCCGCATAAAGAACATTAAATCGTTTAGATGATTCGAGTTTTCTCATGTCCTACACGAATACGAGGATCGCACCAAATATCAAAACCTGCATCCTTTGCATCAAGACAGAATGAGACATCCTCACCACACATGTCCTGAACACTGCCAGATTCAAAGACTTGCATCTTCGGAGCAAACCAAGGATACTCAAGATTCTCAAAGACACCTTTCTTGATCAGCACCCATCCGAAACCTGTGTAATCAACCGTGAAAGGTTTCTTACGCTTTGACATCGTTTCGACAGTTTCGTGATTCATCACTCCGCCATTCTTACGGAAATCATCTTCTTCCAACCAGTGTGCGACAGAAGTTGTGTGACCATCTTCTGTAGCATACCACCCAGCAGTTACTTCACGTTCAGTGCCGTCTTCAGAGAGTGCTAGATCACAGAGTTGCCAGAACTTGTTCGTGTCAAAGACAATATCCGAGTCGATCCAAAGTTGATAATCATACTGCAACTTCCCATCCCAAGGAATTTGGTTCGGTCCACGGAGAACATTTGCACCAAGACATTTGCAACGTGCAAAGTTAACCATCGAAGAATAGTCTTGACTAATCTGAATACTCATACCATTCTGTACCATATCAAAGCACAGTTGTACAAAGTTCTTCAGAAATGTGAACGAACATCCTCGACCTGGAAGACAAAACACAATCGTCTTGCCTCGCATACGTTCTTTGATTGCATCGATATCCCATTCAGGTTGACTGCTCTTTTTGGGCGATGCGGTTTTTACTGTAAATCCTTTAGCCATAAGATTGAATTACCTTCAAGTTCAATTCTATCGTAGTATGTATTCAGTGTCAATAAGAAACTTCTTCAGTGTTGAGTAGGGGTTTCTCTACCTCCTCATATGACAAATCCTCAAGAGTATAATCAGTCTTCATAAGACCAATCATTCCTTTGAGGGTGTGCCATGTCACATTGAATTCTTCTTCTTTGATATTATGAAAAAGACATTTGTCCTTTGCATAGATGTGGAATAATTTTTCCTTTGGGGACATTTTTTTCCTCCGGAAATTTTTTTTTATTTTTATATATCGAACGCGGATTGTCACCTCTGTAGGTTAGGGTAGTTAGCGTTTTTTATCACGCCGCGCCGACGATATAAAACAACCGCACAAAACGCTGTCTTCACGGTATATTTAATTTTAACACATAAGGGGGCAAAGTGTCAACCACTGCCCCCACGGTTAGCATCAGAATTCGATCACATCTAGCATCGGTTGGTTATCACTAGACTGCTGCGAATCCTCCGACAGACTATCAAGAACTGCCAGGAGTTGATTACCATCAGTAGCACGATTGAGCAGAGA